CCAACAGCAGCTGAGTATATTCCTCCAAGTGCATCTCCGAATGCTGGGAGTTCCGAAGCTGTATATGGACCAATTTTGGACGAGAACTTCAGTTCCATGGGGATAATAGCTCCATTGACGATGAACATTTTTGAGTATGTTAGTGTTGATGTGGAGTCTACGAATTCATCTGGTTTTGCAATGTGATTGACTAGTCTTGCCGAATACTCAATCTTTGCCATGATTCGAGTGCCAAACCGAGACAGTGACTCCTTTGTTCCTTTGTATCGTGTAATAGCGAGTGTCTGATTGTCACCTTGACCTAACAACAAGAATGAGCACTTTTCGTTCCACAGTGCTTTATAAATCATACAGATCGTGGCTATTGTCCAGCTGGCTTGATCAATACCTTCAAATCCACCTCCATGTTCGAACCACATCAAATCTGAGTCTGACTGGTAATCTCCATTTCGCTCTAGGTTTGGGATACGTTGATCTTTGACAAACACGGTGACCAGTGATCGTAAAAACACTTCATGACTACGACAAAAGATGTTAGTCATTCCGAATAAGCCATCAATTACTCGTCCGTACGGAGACATATGATTATTCCTATACTGTAGATTCCATCTGTTGAAATCAATCTCAATAAAGAGTGTATCTCTCTTTCCGTTAGCCGAATTCTTGGTCATTGCGAGTAAGCGTTTTGCTAAGCTGACTTGGTCCATTGTCATTGACTGATACGGTAGGAGTGGGAAGAGACTCTCTTTCACGTTTTCTTGGATGATTGATAAGATCAATCGCATGTGTAGAGTTAGCATGCAAAACATTCTAGCTCTCACTTTATGTTCACATTCCTTGGGATAGAGGAAAATACAATATTCCTCGTCACTCAGACAGTCTTCAGCAAATTGATGAATCAGTATTCTTGGATCAATGTCAGGTGATTTTAGCATCACTTGCAAAATACGTCTCATGGATCGATCTGTCTGTCGGCCAGTGTAGAACTGTGTCACTTTGGATCGAAGGGGAGCACAACTCTTGTCTTTTAGCAGTGGTAAGTAGTCTACATTGTAATTAAAGTCACAGATCTTGTGGATTGTGCTTGAATCCCAGTCCTCTAATGGATAAGAGCCATCATGAATGTGTAGTGCTCCCATCTCATGGAGTCGCTTCAATCGAGTCTCTTTCTCAAAAGTCACATCTGGCCAACATCCATTCTTTTTGATAAAATTCTTCAGAATTAGATGATTGAAGATCCTCAAATTTTCTAATTTCGCAGATTCGTGAGAATAGTCTGGGGCTTTAGCACAGTCTCTTGCAGATGCACCTCCGAGTTCTGGATTGATTATCGGATGTCCACAAGTCTTCATCAATCCAAATAGCTCTACAGCATCAGCAACAACATTGACTTTCTTCGCTAAGCGTAAGAAGACGTCAACTAGACGGATTTCAGGAGATGGGGCTTGAATGATCTTCAGCATGTCAGTTTCTTTTTGATCTACTTTCTCCATCATTCTATCAAAGGAGTCCCTGGTTTGATAAGATCCGCCAGATAGACGACTGACCCAACACTTCCATAAGCCTTCCGTTGACTTTGCTATCTCATATCCATCGTTTTTGTATCTTCTGATACACAATTCTTGCCACTCATATTGCTCCTCAATCTGGGCCAATAGTGTCAATGGCTTGTTCAAGATAAATACGGACAATCGTGTTAAGAATCGCATTCTTGCAGTATCCAAGAGAACCAGGAACATATCCAGCGAACCGAACCAGTTGGTGGCTGTCTCACTCTGACTTGGGCTGTAGAATCTAAAGAATCTACCATGGAGAGCAAAAGTGAAGTCATCATTCTTAGAGATCACTGACTCAAACTTGCTTGAAGCTGATAAGGCTCGTCTGTTGTCATACAAGTTCTCGAGGTATTGGAACCAAGAGAAATATCTCAGAGTGAGCTCATCCTCTCTCAGGACTGTCAACACACCAGTGAGATCATAATTGACTGAAGAAGGTAATCCCCATACGTGGAGTGAGCCTGTCAGAATCTTGCTCAAAGCGACGCTGGATTTGAGGAGTAGTTCCGGAAGTTTGATAGGAGCCGCGGTTGATCTAAATCTAGTCATGAATGCCAAGAAGAGCTGTTCAGAGAACAGCGCAGAATTCTTTGGAGTTGCAATGATCCCAAGTTGCTTGTTGGTTGAAGTGACAAACCATTCTTCGCTTTTGAGATTGGAAGACGATCGGATTCGCTTAGCGTACTCTTGCTGAGTCACTAAGCCGATCACTTTTCCTAACTTGATTAAGGGGAGATCAAGAAGGGGCGCATCCAAGCGTTGAGGAAGATAATCCGGCATGATATAACGAACATAGTCGTCATCATCATCCAAATCGAATTGGTCTTCAAAGTCAAGCCAGTCTAGGTCGTCGGAAAACATGTTGGTAGTAGCAAATCTCTTATGAGTCGGTTTTCTTAAATGTCGCTCTTGAAGTTCATACCTCAGGGCGTGGCATAATATTTTATAGCATAGGAGGGGTCAATCAACTCGGTTTTCTCCATTTTAATCACTTTCACAGCCAAGAGTCGAATGTCTAAGTTCTCAGTGAGAGGACTTCCACCAAATGTGACAGAGTGGGCATGAATTAGTTCCTCTCCGCACTGGATGATCAGAGATGACCAGAATTTTCCTCCCATGGTGCGACAGTTTCTCAAGAGAGATAAGAGAGGTGCAGCATCGATGATCATCTGAGGATGTTCAAGAAAGATTGGAGCCAGAATGTTTGAGTCTTGATCCATTGATGTCTCCCCATAAAATACAGCTGAGAAGACTATCTGACAAGTTACAGTTAAGTATCGAACTTGTTTGATCAAAGGAGGTGGAATCTCCGATAGAGAAGAGAAATATCCCCAAAGTTCAGCAAGCACAACGAACTCACCTGTGATGAGAGAGGCTTCCCACTCGGCAGACGGGAGTCTAACTAGTTTCAAGAATGTCTTTTGGAAGAGTTCCATCAAATGTTCTGGTGAGTATGCCTTTAAGATCAAATGGCTGGGCTGAACCAAAGCAAGACCAGCTCGTGAGTTTGGGTCTTTAGAGTGGAGATTCCAAAGAGCTTGTTTCTGAATGAATGTGAGTTGAGACATAATGAATCTTTTGTGTCAGTTTTCTTAAATGATGCCCCTGCATAGAACGCGATCGTGATAATTGTTCCGTTTCAAACACTCACTGCTCACCAACGAAAGCGGCTTTGTTCTTCTGTCTCTTCTGGGTAGCGATTGTCTGTCCAGTGGATTTCTTGACTTGAGCAGGCACAACAGGAGCCACCAGTCCGGAGCCTGAGGAGGATGACGTTTTGATTCGATCTAATCTGTGGTTCAAAGCTGCTCTGTCAGAGTCGAGAAGGCCTCGAATCTTGGCATTCTCCACCAACAGGGCTTTGTTCTCTCGAGTCGAGACTGTTAGTTTCTTCTCAGTGATCATCACACGAGCCTCAAGAGCGTGGATCGAGTTAATCATTTTAGCTTGAATGTTTGAGTAATGAGTGTTTAGTCTCAACAGTGCATTGAAAAGCGGCTTAGCAGTGTCGTCGAGCTGATCAACAAGGCTTGCAAGCATGTCGTCGATGTCCTGCTGAATGGGAGACCCACTAGGTTTGGCAGGTGAATCAATCTCAAAGTTGGGCTGAGCAGCAAGAATTGGAGTAGCGGGATCTGCCTCTTCTGGTGTCACTGGCTTGTTTCCGTGCTCCACTTCATGAAGTTGCTGACTCTGCTCATCTTCCTCGTCCATCATGCTGGCCCAAGTCGGCTGTCCGCCACTAGAATTGGGTGACGTGATTCCCAAGCCTGAGTGCTCAGGTTGGCCACTGAACACTTCGTGAAACGACTCTGCGCCTTGGGAAGGTGAATCATCTTCAGGTGCTTGAAACAAAGCAGCAAGAACGGGGAGTGCCTTCAGGTCTTCTTCAGTAAGATCATCAGATGCTGTTTCCAAATCTTGAGGGAAGAATCGCGCTGACTCTAGTTCTGTAGCTGAAGGAAGAGTGGTGGATCCACTAAGAGGAGGGAAGGCCTCAAGATCATCTATGTCACTGGGTTGTTCAGTAAACACTGAGTTTGTAGCTGGTCTTGGAGCTTTCTTTCCTTGAGCGGGGTTGATTGGCATGTTGATTCAAAGAAATAGTTGTGAGAAGACGAATAGGAAATTCTTTTGTGTCAGTTTTCTTAAATGGTGAACAAAACTTAATGATAGTTTTCTTGGTACAACCTTAGTGTCAAAGGTTAAAGAGTCAAGTGAGTTAATGGTCTTCAGCAGTAGCAATCCGACGTTCGATCTCCAGTAGTCTAGTGACGAAGGTCGACTCCCCGAGGGATTGAGCGTACAGGGCCATGGTGGGTTTCTTCTCCTTATCAAAGTGGAGAGACAATTTCAACAACTCTTCGAATTCCCGTGAGTGAAGGACAGTCTTCTTGTCCCCGTACATGACCTTCCAATATCCTCGGAACAGATCGGTGTCATTCATGAATGCTCGGTATTGGACTTTGAATTTCTCGAGCTCATAAGATAGCTCATTGATGAGTGAGATCGCCACTCCATGGTTCATGATGAGGCCAGCAATCAACGAGATATGGTGCATTCCCATTCCATTCCACAGTCTCGTCTGAGTTGCAATCAACTCTTGCTCGGGAGTTCCCTGAGTGATCGTCCATTTGACAAACTCTTTGACAGTCTCCAATCGTAGCTTGGTTCGCAGTGTAAAGTAAGAATTGACAGCAGAGTAAGTCTTTTGGACTGGTAAATCATCTGGAGTAAGATTCTCATCTGATCCTTCAATCAACCCGGCCTTGTTTGACACTGCACGGAAACGCTTAGCGAATGCAGTGATGTTCTTTGCATTCGGTGTCTTTCCAATAGCAAAGACGATAATCCCATAGGCATTAACCAATGGAACCCACCAGTTCTTCTCAATCTTAGTATCATCAAAATTGAGGTCAGGAAGAAGTAGGTAACCAGGCGATTCAACATAGTCCAAGTCATCCATCTTTGGGATATCGACATCTTCAACTGTAGGGTGCAACTCTTTGTATGCCTCCCGTCTCTCCTTGTTGCTACCTCCGCCGATCAAGTAATTAAGCTGTCTTTCATCGAATTCAGTTCGAATGGCTCCAGTGTATCCTGCAGCATCAAGGAGTGTAGCAGCCAATCCTGGGAAAATGATTTCAGTCATTGTCCAGAACCATGCTTCAACCTCTGAGTCCACACATTCGTACGAATCAACATAATCCAGCAACTGGATCAGGATAGCTCCACGTTGAGCTCGACCAAAAGAAGCAGGAACCCCATAGTAAGAAACCTGATCAAGCTGGCCAACATAGCGAGGTGCAACATTGTTCATCAGCTCAGGACGCTTGAAAGGATCCTTAGCGAACAGCTCGTAGTCAAGAGGAGTTTTGTTCGAAGTGCGAATTGCATTCAAGGAGAGCTTCTCGATCGTAGTAATCGAATTGACTGGATTGACTGACATAGTTGAAAGTGGTTAGGTGAAGAGAGTGTTAATTGATTGATTGATGGGTTGGGGGGAAATATCTTTTGTGTCAGAAAATTAAAATGTTGGCCAAGGCACACCTAAATATGGAGCTTATACAGCTACCATGTAGGACAGAAAGATG